CATCTACTGCTGCTTTAAAACTGCTAACACCAGTAGTGTTAATATCAGCTAAACTATTGATAAAGTTTTTCAGACGAGTAGCTGTGTTAATAGAACTGTTAACACTCTCGGCATTGAACCCGGAGATTGACGAAGAATACGCGCTTAAAGCAGAACCAACAGTTCCTGGCTTAAATTTACTGACACCACTGGTATCTAACCCAGACAAACCAGAAATGAAATTCTTCAGCCGGTTTGCACTAGAAATAGAACTAGAGACTCTGCCAGTGTCTACGCCGGAAACTTTGTTAGAGAAAATCTGCATCTGGTCGCCAATCTTACCAGGTTTAAATTTCTCCACGCCACTAGTGTCAATTTTAGCAAGACTATTGATTAGATTTTTTAACTGTCTAGCAGCGGTCACAGCTATTGGTACTCTAGTTGTGTCTATTTTAGCAACCTCATCGCTGAATGCGCTAATAGCTTTCGCAATGCGATAAGCAGGACCATCCGCGCCAAGGCCGCCAGTACCTATACCAGTAAACGTATCAACGCCTTCGGTATTAAAATCTTTAAGAGATTCTACAAAGCTCTTAATACGATAAGCTACTGCCAAGCAATTATTTATGCCTGGCATGTCAATGCCGGTAGAAGACGTCGAGAAATCTACGATTGCAGTAGCAAAGGTTTTAATTTTCTCGCCAAAGTCTCCAATGTCACTACTACCAGTAATGTTTTGCCACCATCCGCCATCTTTCGGAAGTACAGACTGTAGTTCATTCATTTTGAGACCTGCTTGCTTGAGGTCTTCCATGCCCTGCAAGTTTACAGCAAAACCTTCCTGACTGAGTGACTGATTAACGGTTATCATGCAAGCTGCAAATGCTACAACTGCTGCACCAAATCTGCCTAAATCTTTCTCGCCGGCTAAATCTTGAGCAATACCACCAGTACGAGGCAAATTAGTATTAAGTTCATTAAAAGCAGTTCCTGCATCAGCAAGCTGTTGTAGTTTGTCAGTTTGCACAACAAACTTCTCATTACTGATTGCCGCGTTAATTGCTATCATGCAAGTCGCAAAAGCAACGCATGCTGTACCAAACCCAGCTAGATCTTGTTCACCAGCCAGGTCTTGAGCAATACCACCTGTTCTTGGTAAAGCACTATTAAGTTTACTAAAAGCTGTGCCGGCAGCGACTAACTGTTCTAACTTATCGCTTTGTATCTCGAACCCTTCTTGACTGACAGCAGTATTTATATCGAGAATACAAGTGGCGAAAGCCTTACATGATTCTGCAAATTTTCCGAAATCTTGCTCGCCAATAATATCCTGAATCCAACCACCAGTACGAGGAAGCGATTTATTAAGTTCAACCAGCAAAGCACCAGCATTCGTAGCAGCCTCAACTGCTTCTGTATCGACTTTTCCGCTTATAGTATCGGAGAAATCGACAACTGCTTCACCAAAAGCTATAAGATTTGCACCCATACTAGAGAAATCAACAGATCCTCCGAACATTTCAGTAATTGTTGATAACAGTTCAGAAGCGGTAAGGGCCAAAATCATATTTGCAGTATTACTAGCAGCTTCGACAGCACCTTCGTCAACTCCGCTGATTGCATCGTAGAACGTCTTTGCATACATACCAAATATACACAACTCAGCTCCTAATTTAGGCAGAGACGACTGTCCAAGAGACATAAGGTTTGCAATTCCAGAAATAAAGCTAGTTGCTGTTAACGCCAGAATAGCGCCAGTTAAATAACCGACACTCGTTAAAATGCTGGCATCTAAGCCGCTAACAAGGGAAATGAACGGTTGAACACCAACCGCGAAGAGTGATAACGCTATGCCCAACTGCGGTATAAGATCTATCATAGCGCCAGCAACGCCAGCAATTATTCCACCAACAAATCCACCAATAGCTTGACCTACAAGACTCAGTACAGTTCCGCCATCAGCAAGCAATTCTTGGAACCCAGGGATTTGTGCAAGAGCACCAGCGGCTGTTATTACAGCAGCCATAATACCGATAAATTCAGCTAATGCCAAAGCACCAGTGATACCAGCACCAGCAGGTATTAGACTGCATATCAAACATGCTGCTGACAAAGCCAGCATAAGTGTCGACAATGCAAGCGCAGTTTCAAGGGAGGGTGTTATGTTAAGTGCAGCCATAATACCTAACACCAATGCTACTGCACCGAGTGCAACAGACATCATGATCATAGCGCTTGCGGCTCCTGCAGCGTTAGATCCTGCCAAACTAGCAATAAGCAGTGCTGCGGCAAGAGCATTAATTAGAATACCAAGCGCTATTGCATTGGGTATCATCACAGACGCATTCGGGAATAGACTTAGGACTCCAAGTATAAGTGCTAGAATTGCCATACACCCGGACATAATAAGAAGACTATTCTTCACGCTTTCATTTATTTTGACCCCATCCAATATTTTAAATGCAGTCGCCATAGTATTTACCAAAATACCCAAGGCAATTGCATTAGGAATCATTGTGGAGGCATTCGGAAACAGGCTCATGACTCCAAGCACGATCGCTAGAATAGCCATGCATCCGGACATGATTAAAAGGCTGTTCTTGACACTTTCATTGATCTTTACTCCATCTAGGATTCTAAAAGCGATTGCCATAGCATTCAGAAGAACTCCTATAGCCAAAGCATTAGGAATGGAAGCTTGCACATTAAGAGCTGCCATAATACCTAGTATAGTAGCTAAAACAGCCACAACACCAGACATAATCAGGAGGCTCTTCTTAACGCTTTCGTTAATTTTAACTCCATCTAAGATTCTAAAGGCCACCGCCATGAGATTTAATAGAACGCCGATAGCAAGTGCATTAGGAATAGAAGCCTGCACATTCAGCCCGGACATGACCCCTAGTATGACTGCTAGAATCACCATAACACCAGACATGACTAACAAACTCTTTTTAACGCTTTCATTGATCTTTACTCCATCTAGGATTCTAAAAGCGATTGCCATAGAATTTAAAAGCGCGCCTATAGCTAAAGCATTGGAGATAGAAGCTTGCACATTAAGAGCTGCCATAGCTCCCAATATTACCGCTAGGATCACTACTAATCCGGCCATAATCAGAAGACTCTTTTTAACACTTGAGTTAATTTTTACGCCATTCAAGATCTTAAACGAGGTTGCGAATGCAAGCATTAATGTAGCTAGTGCTAATGCATTTGGAACGGCTTTATTCGGGTCTAATTGAGCCAATACTACAACTAAACCTGCTAAGACCAGAGTAACACCAAGCATGGCGGCTAAAGTTCCTATGATCTTTTTAGCGTTCTTAGCCTTAGATGTCGCTGCTATCATTAGAGCAAAACAAATCATCAAACTATCGAGTGCCGCTACTGCCCCAGCAAGATCAGTCCCATCTATATAGGACAACGCGACGACCGCGGCAGTCATGATGCCTATGGCGACAACCATAGCAATTAGATTGCCTTTAACATCTTGAGTGTTTTTGGTAGCAGCTATCATCGCTGCCATGATCAATCCAAGCATCCCAACCGCCACAATACCTTTAGCCAAAGAGGCAGTGTCGATCAAACTTAAAACGATTGCGACACCAGCTAAGATAGCAATAGCAGTAGACATAGCTATAATATTCGCGGCGACTTTTGGGGCTTCCTTTCCGGCTAGTCTAGATATAAGCATTAGTTCGGCAATTACTAACACAAACGATTGCATTACTTTAACGCCATTCTCGACAGCAGACTTATCCATCTTAGAAAGAAGCCACACGACACTGGTAAGAATAAGTATAGAAGCAGCCATACCCATTACAGTACCACCAAACTTAGACCCATTAGACCCAGCAAGTCGATTGATGACAGCCATTTCTCCAATTAGAATCACAAACGCTTGCAACGTTGCGACCCCGGTTAGAATGTCATTAGGATCCATTCCACTAATGGCTTTCATCACTAATGCCATAACGCCCATGGCTATAGATATCTTTAAAACATTACTTCCAAATTTGTCGCCGGCGCCACCTGCTATCCGATTGGCAATGCCCATTTGAGCAACCAACAGCACAAACGCTTCCATAACAGCGATGCCAATGACAATATCTTCAGGGTTCATTTTAGAAATCATTTTCATGACCACTACCATAACACCCATCGCCACGGATATCTTTAGTATTGTCTTACCAAGACTGTCTGCATTTTTAGAATATCGAGATATTCCACCTACAGCTGCTAAGAATATGATCAAACCACCAGCAAGACCAGCAAGTCCAATAAACCCTTGTTTCATTTCGTCTACATCTAGATTACCTATTAATTTGACAGCAGCTGCCAGCATCAATAGTGTAAGGCCAATTTGAAGAATAGATTTCTGGAATCCACTGGCGTTAAATGTCTTAGACTTAGCATTGAAATTGACAGAGGCATCTGACAATTTGCTCATTGCAGCAGCTAAAGCTACAACTATAATGGCAAGTACTGCAATAACACCAACTGCTTGCCAGAGTTTTGCCGGATCATCAATTTGCGTAAGAACCCAGATAGAGGCTACAAGAATGCCAATCGCAATAGCCATCTTTTGTATAGCCTGAGCTTTTAAATCCCAAGCAACACTATTTAAAGTCTTGCCAAAACCCTTAAGTACGCTTCCAGCACCTTCTATGATTCCATTAACGCCCTTGAGTCCATCTGCAAATATACCCATCACGTTTACAAATTTCTTCAATACAACAATCATAGCAACAACTATACCGCCTGCTATGATTTTGTCCCACTGAATATTTCCACTTTCATCAGTAAGATAACCCCAGATTCCCTTAAAAACATCTACTATTTGCTCGCCGATGCTCTTAAGCACTGATACGACTTTGCCAATTATGGCTATAGCACCATTGATAAAGCCCTGGAAGAAATCAGTAGCAGTCTCATATGCCTTCCAAGAAGGAGAATGGACTCCTAGCGCTTCTTTAAATCCATCTACAAAATTAAGACAGAAATTTACGATACTATCAATAACCCCAGTGACACTATCACTGATTCCATTTTGAAATCCTGCAATGAAATCTTTGCCGACCTGGAGCGCAATACCGGGAAGAGATGTCACCGCTTTCGCTAAATTCGCGCCAAGAGAAGAGGCGAACTCCGAAAGACTAATATCGCCGCTCGTTAACTTAGTAAATGCATCGCGAATAGCGTTGATTGCATCTACTAGCTTCTGAACAGCGGGGGTTTCTTTGAAAGCATTAAACCATTCTTTGATTTGCGCAATAAACCCTGGGAGTTTATCTATGAGCCCGTTGATTGCTTTGGAAAGAGCATTACCCTCAAGCAGCCACTCACGGAATGCAACCAGCCCATCGCCAATACTTGCAGTAACATCAAGAATACCGACATCAAACGCATTTAAAACGGCAGACAAAACTTTAAAGGCAATGCTTAAACCACCGCCTACGAGAGTTTTAATAATGTCTAATGCTGCAAATAAGCCAGCGAAAGTTCTCTTAAGATTTTCAGCTTGTTCATCATTAAGAATGAGCATTGAAGTAAACTTATGAAATCCAGCTATAATATCGAATAGATTATCAACGCTCATAGCAGGGAATATTTCTCGCCATCCACCAGCAAGCGCTTGGAACACTTTAAGTAATGCTTTACCTATATTCTTAACCGAATCTAACAGTATCCAACGACCGTTGATTTCGTCAAGGTTCATTATAAAATCTTTAAGAGGGATGCCAAGCTTATCAGCTGTTTCTCTCAATTCATTAAATGCCGCTATTTGTTCTTCAGTATATCCTCGGGAACGTAATTCCTCATCAGATAAACTTGCAAGAACTACTAACCGCATTTTCTCAGCATCAGTAAGCTCTGACACCGATTTTGTTGAACTTTCCTGAACGCCGAATTTATCTTGTGCTGCTATCTGTTCTTCAGTATAACGGTAACTATTACCTAACTTTTCATTTACCTGGTTTTGTACTTTACACCAGTTATATCCGGCCTCGGTTAATGCATCAAAACGCACTTTACCATTTCCGAATTTACCAAGGATTACATCATCGACAATAGCCCCTAAATCCCCTACTGAATCCGTGACAGTTTGCACAGTTTCTGCAGCTTTTTTAGCTGGGTCAAGAAGGGTTTTCATCTTTTCAGACAATGCGCTAAAACCCTTACCTAAAGCACTTTCGACTAGTGCGTTTCTTGTATCAGAGAATTTCTGGATAAACCCACCAAGAACATCACTGACACTGGTCCACATTTCTTTGGCTTCTTCAAAGTCACCGATGATTAACTGCCAGGTTTTTGTCCAGCCAGAACCCATTGCCTCTTTCAAAGTATCGATTAACTGAGTGAACGTCTTAACTTTAGTAGCTGCGTCAGTTGCTGTCTCAGCTAACTTAACAATTTCGGCAGCCTGATCTTCTGTATAACCCTGAGCAATAAGATCAGCTTTCGAATATGCTCCAGATATTTGAGCAAGGGTTTCAGTTAGAACTTCAGTGGTAAGCCATTTACCCTTTGTCAAACTTTCTCTGAATGTTCCATAAGTGTTTATGGCTTCCTTAGCACCTGTCTTTAGATGTTCAGATGTCCTAATAAGAGCGTCTTGGAACACCTGACCACCCATACCAGCGTTAACAACGGAGTTCCAGTCCTGAAGATTTACTTTACCGGCTGCCAAAGCCTGAGACAACTGGTACATAGCAGTGGATGCCTGTTGTGATGTGGAACCCGATACTGCTGCCAAGTTAGCGATACCTTTAATAGCACTAACTGATGCATCCAGTTTTACACCAGCAGCTGTAAACGTACCAATGTTACGGGTCATTTCAGTAAAGTTATAAATAGTCTGGTCAGCATATGTATTCAACTCATCAAGAGCCGCATTAACCTTTTTAACATCGGTGCCCTCTTTTTGGGTATTAGCCAAGATGGTCTGAACAGCATTCATCTGGGTTTCATATTCTGCAAAACCGTCTTTAACGGGGTCTAGAGTTAAAGCTGATACTATTTTTTTACCAGCATTAACTGCTGAATTTGTAATATTTGCAAGCGCGGTAACACCCATTACTTGGAGCGCTGAGAATTTTGCGCTAACCGCATCTACAGAACTCCCAAGGCCAGACATATTAACTCTCTTAGATGCAGAATTAATATCTTCCAAACCTTTACTGGCGCCATCGAACTTTAATTTCTGCTTAAATTTTTCGAGCGTAGACATGGAAGTCGCAACATTAGATTCGAAATTCTTATTGTCGAATCGCATCTCTACGACTCTTTCATCAACAGTTTTACTCATATCTTAATGACCTCCTCCCATGCTTCGCTTGTAATCCTATCAAAAACAGGCTGGATCGCGGGGTTGATGTAGTCTCTCCCCTCGACCCAACCTCCAGTTCCAGTTCCGTGGCCATATTGTAGAATAATAGCAATAGGAACTCCTTTGTTAATATGTGAGTTACAAAAAGTAATAGTAGCTGATGTACTCGTATGTTCTATCTCATAAAACCATGAGCTAGCTGTCTCACCTGAATCAACAGGTGTTGCAGACGAAAGGGCAGCTACTCCTTCTTGACCGTATTTGTCAAGGACACTTACACGGGCAGCTTCCTTAAGCCTTTCGAAGTAACGGTTAAGCTTAGAGAAGTCACCCTTTTGTCTGAAACTAATCATTTTGAATTATTACTCCTTAAACGTATTTCGTATAGTCAAGGCTGATCCAGCCAGCACCGGATTTCAGTTTACCCCAACCGTATTTAGCTCCTTCACCCTGCTTGACATCGACAATAGTGAATACACCCTTGCCAGTGAAATTGCCAGTTCTAGCATAGTTTGTACCGGGACCCTTTCGAATGTTCAGGCAGGTACTATCAACGCGAACCTGGAACGTTTTTGTGGCGGAAGATGCAGCTCCAGATGTATTACCAGCATTTACGGCACTCAGATATTTAGTACTAATAGGACTATTGATCGAGTGTGCGCCATCGGCGCTCTTATCAATTACCGCTCTATCACCCTGGACCTCTTTAACAATCCACTGCTTTTTAGCTACCCATGAAGGAATGGAGCTTCCATTATAATACGTGGCGTTTGCTGCAATACTGACAGTGGCACCAACCTTGATAGAACCAGAAGATGTGGAGGTGCTAGACTGAGGAGTAGCAGGTTTAGTAGAATTGGAGATTGTGCCACTATTCAGCTTCGCATTAACCTTGGAGGCGATATCGCCCATTCTGCTATAAAGGTAATCACCAGGACAACTTGTCGAAGCAAACCATCTATGGACAGTCATGTTCTGCTTACTGACCTGGCCAATGAGGGACTTATCGGCTTTCCATTTAAGTTCCTTGATACCGTTTCTCTTGCAGATATCTGCAACGAGGTTAATCAGGGAAGCATACGCTTTGCTATTAACGGCATACGGTGCATATGTATCAGAGGCAACCTCGATAGTGACAGCTCGATGATCATTAGAAGCAGAAGAACTGCACCAGGAACGATCTTTCTCTTCTACATACATACCAATTCGGCCATCAGTGCCAACACCATAATTGGAAGAGGCCTGTCTGCTCGTGGGAGCAAAGATGCTGCCAAGAGTCTCTACAGAGCACTGACCAACTACACAATGGATGGTAATCGTATCAATTGCATGGTTCCGGTTTTTAGTCCGGTTAGGCGAAATTCTTGTGTAATTAACAAGAGGGCTATTCGTGAATCCCATTAATCTTCATCTCCTTTGTTGTTAGAAAGTTCTGCAAGAGCCTCTTCAGTAAGCTCTTCAGCCAGGATCTCATCAGTCGTTTTATTATCAGTCATACTAAAAATCATCCTTTCGAATTCATTTGTTGCCTACGAGCAGCATTAAGAGCAGCATTTCTACTCATAATCTCTCGTCTACTTCGTTTCTTAGGAGGAGTATTCTTAATGCTGCAAACTCTAATAAGGGTTATAAGACGATTGAGGTGCCATTTCTGGCATGGATCAAAGGGAATATTTGAGGCTATCATCCAATAGTAGATAAGTTCAGAGGTGATTATTTCTCGATTATTAGTGCCTTTATTATCCTTATAAAAAGTCGTTGCTGTCATGGGATCACCGATGTAATTTACAACTGCGTTCATGTTTTCGCGAGTTATATGTTCATAGACATCAGGAGCGACATTTTTATTGAGTGTCATGCACTTTATATAATCGAGAGTTTCTTCATCGGTCATCTCTTTTGTCGAGAAGAATGGTTTATGCCATTTCGACTCCCATTTTGAAAGAGAGATGAGAGAATGCTCTAGCTGCAAAGTTTGCGTTCTAGATTCAACAAACTCTTGTTTAGCCTCGTCCCATCCCTCAGGACTGATAGGTATTTCAATCGTAAGCACTTCTCATCTCTCCATTATCTGTATAGTTAGGCGTTGGGCAGCGCAGCCTTCTGAGCCAGATCTGCAGGGACGATGCCATTAACAAACTTGGCTGCAGCATCGGCGTCGGTAGCAAGCTCCATGAAGATCTGAGAATAAGCCTCAGTCTCTGCAAAATCATCAGCATAGCGAGAACCATCGGGCTTCGTCTTCATGAATCTACGACCATCATCGCTCTTAACACCATAGGCCTTAAGAACAAGATCCTTAAATACACGAATAATAGAAGGCGCATCCTTGGCATCAACAATCTTCTGGATAGTCTCAGCCATACCACCCTCTGCGCTCATTTCCATTTCCATAACCTCAGCCTTGGACAGGTTAAAGTAGAAGTTCTCGGTGCGCTCTACGCCATTGTAATCAGTGTAAGTAATAGTCTTCTTAATCATAAAAATTTTCTCCTTTACAAATCATAAGTTGTAGTGTCGTGATTTTAAGTAATAACAAAAGGAGCTGCCAGCCTAACTGAATACAGCTCCTTAGATTAACTTAGGTCATAAATTGACCCATTTGCTCTTTAGCCATCAGACATCAGAGTCTTGATCTCATCGGGCAGAGGCAGACGAGGACCAGCACCCTCGGTAGAGTCGCCATCCTTACCATAGAGAATATCCTCAAGAGCAGCCAGCTTAGCATCATCGGCTTTGGTAGAGTCGATGACAATCTGAGAGGTAGGCTTAAAGCCTGCGACATTAACAGGGGTAGTGCTTACTTCCCAAGAGAAGGTAATAGCCTCAGGAGAGTCATTGATGGTCGCATAAGCCTTCTCAGAAGGAGCTGCCAGACAGCCATAGATCAGATGCAGCTTGTAGCCATGATCGTTACCGTCCACATCGTTACCAAGAGAGGTACGATAGCACAGACCAAAGGTCTTACGCTTCTGCTGACCAAGTGCCACGCCAGTAGCCAGAGTAGCAGAACCATCACACTCTGCAAACTCATCAGGATAAGTATAAGCCTCGATAGTTGCGCCGAACTCCTCAGTGGAGATCAGGTTCAGGTACTTAATGTCATCCGCATACAGAGCAGTTGCTTCTGCACCAGACGGGCTCTCGGTAACAGCGGTCAGACCATTCCAGGCTACACCCTTGCTGTACTTACCATCAGTCTGAATAGGATAGAGCACGCCCTGCTTTACACCAGTTTCGTAAAAACGCTTGCCGGTATCATCCCAGGTGATTCTAGACATAATATTGTCCTCCTTTAATAGTAGATAGTTAATACATCGTGATTTAAATTGTCAGCAACATAATGACGATCATATCTGCAATACGACAATTCGAGCAGCTTCTTAATGACTGGATGATCAGGTCTCCTAGCAATCACTATCAGTTCATAACAGTCTTGCATAGAATACTTTCTGTCATCAGCATGAGAAACATCGATTTGCTTCTTGGAGTATCTGATCGCATCATATTGCATCTTTACAGATTCCGGAGGTTGATAGTAGACATTCTTACTACCTAAGAGTTCTTCTAGCAAACTCTGAAGTTCTAGACGATCAGCCATTATATACACCTCCGAGAGATAGGATAAGTCTGGGGCGTCTAGGTTCAACAGTGTTGACTTTCCATTTGACGCCACCAAACTCAACATATCTAATGGAGTAGAAATGAAGATCAGCGTATGAATCAGCCATGATGCTAAGCTCAGCAGATACATCCCGATCATCATTCACATCGCCGGAAACTACGAATTTACTAGACTTCTTAGCCCATTCGCCGTAATATTCACGGACTGTCTCCTGCTCGTCCCAGATGCCGGGTTCCACTTCGACAGTCTCAACATACCCGACCTTCCCATACCACTTATTCATTCATTTCCACTCCCATTTTGAATTTTAAGGATTAGCCCTCGCCAGTGACTTCCTCTTCCAGAGCGATAGCGGAGTAAACCTCAGTCAGAGCACCGGACAGACGAGTCTCCATCAGATACTTGTAAGTATTGAAGTCGATATCGAAGTCCTCGAAGCTGGTGATCTCGCCACCCTTGGTAGCGCCGAACTGATAGTCAGCCATGTTGACAATCAGGCCCAGGAGCTTATACTTCTTGGACTGGTCACCCTCGCGAGGATCCAGATCAGCAAACTGCTCTACAGTGTAGATATTGCCGACATTCAGAACCTTAGCCAGGTCGGCAGCAGAGTCATAGATACGACGACCATTCATATCACGAGCCAGCAGCATGGTGTTCAGCATTCTAGGATCGCAATAGAAGTCAGGAGTACCCTTACCCTTGTAGTTGATACGAGCATCCATAGCAGCGGCAATGATAGCCTCAGCATAGACGAACTCGTCACCGAAGTTAGCAGAGGTGTTGGTGCCCTGCAGCTTGGTCTTCATGCCAGCCACATCAACAGTCTTCTTGATGGTGTACAGATCGTCATCAGTCCATACGGGACGAATGTGATCCTCAGAAATCTTAGCAGCATCCTGATCTTCACGGCCATCACCAACCAGAGCAGCCAGAGCAACCTCTTCCTCAAGGTTGTTCTTCATGGTGGTACGCTGGTATGCCACCACATCGAAATCAGTGATATCGACGATATCGTCACGATGCAGGGAATCCTTGTAGTAAACGGTCTGAGGGTCAGTAGTACGCATCAGAACCTTGACCTTACCGGAGATAGCCTTCTCAGTCTCACGGTTCTTATAACCCTTGGCACGGATGTCGTTTGCACGAGCATCAACCTGACGAGTACGAACACGAGAAACGGGGCTCTTACGAACCTTATTCATCACAGTGCCGACCCACGCATGATCCCGCTCCAGAAGCGCAGGTGCGCCAGGAGTAACGTCCTCATAGTCGGGGAACAGCTTACCAATAGCATAGTCGCCAGTGGTCTCAAAGCCATGGGCCAGGGAATCCTTGTGCTCCTCAGCATAAGCTGCCAGAGCGGACTTAAGAGTCATACCAGGGCGCTTAGCCATGCTGATGATTTCCTCCTGATCAGCATGGGTCAGAACATTAGCCTGCTGGGTGGACTCGCGATCGAAAACGTTAGTGTACATAGTATCATTTCCTCCTTCAGAATGCTTAACATTGTCGGTTTCTTTCTTGTCTTCAGTTTCGTCTTCTTCGTTAGATGCTTCGGCATCTTCAAGAGCCTGACCAATCAGAGCATAAACTACAGTCTTCTGCTCCTCGGTGAAGGTATCGAACACGTCCTGTACGGTCTTTTCCTTCTTAGACTCTTCCTTCGGGGTCTCTTCGGTCTTGGTTTTGGTCTCGGTATCTGCCATCTTAGGTTCCTCCTTATTCGTACCTTCATCGGTTTCATCAGTTTTCTTATCTTTACTAGCATGGGCCAGTGCAGTCTCCTCTTCGGAATTCTTATCTTCGCTATGGGCTAGTTCTATATCTTCGCCAGTATAGATAATTCCTTCCTCATCAGGATTTTCACTATGACACATGATAGAATCGATAGACGCTCCAGGGTTAGCTCCGGCCAGGACCAGGCTAACTTCACGGATAGCACCGTGAATAACATTTCCGCCCTGCTGTTTAAGCTTATTGGCGTAAATGGACAGTTGGTTGATATCGCCATTCTTGACTGCTTCTCGACCCATTCTGCCAGTCTCACTTTCGTTAAACTTGCAGTAGGCATATACGCCTTCGGATCGATTTTCAAGAAGTGCATGGCCTAAGACGTTATCTACGGAATTATGCTGATGATTCCATACCAGAGGCACAGTCTGTCCGTCCTGGTCGGCAAAAGCGTTTTCCATAATAGTTCGTCCATCAGAGCACAACATATTGGCTCTGGTAGCCCAGCCACCAAAATCATAGTCATTAACTACCATTTTGACGTTTCCTCCTTATCTTAGAGATTTAATTATTCATTCATGAGTTCACTTATCGGTGTATCCATCACCGCAGATTGAGTTTCGCCATTAATCGATTCGCCAGTCTTGGAGTCCACTGCTGGAGTAGTATCCTCACTTGCCTGAGCAATGTTACTGTTAACAAGCTGATCGGCCTTCGGATCCTTAGACGGCTTGAAGCCAATGATCTGACGAATTTCGTTAGACGTAAGAATCTCATTACGAGTAAACTTATCAGCGATTTCAGCAATGTTGTTAATAGGAACAAGCTTGAACGGATCTCGGAATGCCATGATAGTTTGACCCTGTGTCCGAGCTGTTTTGCTCAAGAAGCTGCGTTTCATAGCGTCAACAATAGCTGCAACAATCGGTTCAACTGTGCGGTTGTTATAGTTGAGCATTGTTTTCTCGTCGGCAGTTCCATCCATAATGGCTGAGGTAATGCCAATCTGGCTGTAGAAGGTATTGGTGAGATACTCGACCTGCGATGTTAGATTATTCTCGATCGGGCGATTAAGCTGGGTGATCTTCTCTGTCCCATCGATATAGGCAATGCCATACGGTCCCTTAAGCTGGTCAATAATATCGTCTCTTCGCTTATTAGCCTGTTGCTGTTTGAGTTCGCCTTTAACAGCATACGGAAGCTGAATAATGAGGTCTAACTTGCCAGAGGCAGATTGCTCATCAATGGCATCCAAGAGAGCAAGTTTTCTTACGAGGCGTTTTAATGTGGAATTCGATTCATTAATGACCGAATATAAGGGGTTTTCAACAATCGCCACAGACTGCTTAGGCATGACAATCTGCTCTTTTCGACCGGTCTGATCATTATAGACTTCGATCTTCACGCTACGAGGAAACCATTCAATGATTTTACCAGTTCGCATAGATCGAATATCGAAAGAGGTTGAGAATGTAGGGTCGCCTTTAGTCTCGATAGGGACAATTGCTACCACGCCTTCATCAAACATAGACATGACGGTTTCCTGCCTAAAAGCTCGATGCGTCTGGTCGATATTCGCCTCAAGTGTTAAACACTGGTTAAGGTCTGAATTAACGTCTTCTATGTAGCGACCATTTTCATCTACTTTGCAATGTCTAATGTCAACTGCAGCAACATCCATTGCTATTTTGTTAAAGACAGAGGTCGCAATGGTTCGCTCATTGCCTCTAGAGAATCGAGGTCTATCCGGCCGATAGGAATAACTCATACCAGGTTCATTGTAGAACATCGTAGGATCGCGATTCCTGAAAGCGTTCCAGCTGGCTTTCAGCCGGTTCATTAATGTGTTTTTCTCCATTTTGAAGTTTCCTCCTAAATGTCCATCTTATTTGCATGGGTCTTCCTATACGCAATTCGGCCATCATTATAGATGCCTTGTTTATACTGATCCGGGTTGTAGCCAGTATTGGAGAGTGCCATGAAGACTCCTATTTCTCCTCGTTTTGCAACAAAGGATACAGCTCTACCGGAAGGCGCTCGAAGTTCAGAAGTCTTCTGACTCATCAATTCCGCCATCTTTTTATTATAGGCATTAACAGTCTTGGCGCTGAGCTTGCCATTGGTCTTAAAAGCACCAGGAAGGTTAAGGAGCTTATTGCCATAGTCATCAAGCTCTCGCTGTGAAGCTTTTCTAGCCTGGGCAGTGATCTTATCGCTCTTCTTTTTAGCCCATTTCTGGTCGGCTTTCATGAGACGCTTCTGACCAGCTAGAGTGAGAGAACCGTCTGGGTTCTGATACCGTCTAACTCCCCACTTCATACCTCTAATGCCATGATGGTAGAGTTCTCCACCAGTTATCAGAACATAATTATGAGACACTATGACACCTCCTTATTCAAATGCTTCTTTATTAAGTTTCCATGCTACGAATGCATCAAGCATGGATGCTACAGGGTCAATCTTAGCCTCGTAGCGTTTCTTCAACAGTTTGCGGTTGCCATTGGTATCCTCAATCGTGATTGCATTGCCCATTGCGAAAGACATCAGCTCTTCGTCAAACAGCAAAGCTCTCTGTTCAGCGAGTTTCTTTAACTCGCCAAGAGGGACAGACTCTGTCTTGGAGCCCTGAATAACTTTCTCGATACCAAACGGACCGTTTTCCTGTTCCCAGCGCTGAACGAATTCCCTAGCATTATAAGGGTCATATCCGAAAGATCGAACGTCATACTCACAACTGACGATATGACGATCCAGATCCTCATATACTTCCATCATGTCCAGAACAGTGCCAGGCATGACAATCAGACTACCTTCAGCGATAAACTGCTCGTATTTCTGCCTCATAGCCATAGGGAGCTTAGTCATCGTGTACTCGGTAATATAGTTACGAGTCTTGATGCCAAATTCCCCTCGACTCAATGGGAACAAGAACGTGAAGGAACAAAAGTCATCGCCCTGAGATAAGTCAGCGCCCATAGAGCAAGACATTCTCCAGAAATCTCTTTTGCGATCCTGAGGCAGTGTCTCTTCATAAGTAAAGAAGTACGTATAGCCTTCCATAGGAATTCCGAACCGCTTTGCAAGAATATCGTTACGCTCAGACGGAACCTTCTCTGCTTTCTCAACAGCAAGCTGATAGGTTTCATAGGTAACTGTCTTGCCAATGTTGGGCTGGGCTTTGATCCACATTTCAGGTTGGTTAACCTCATCAATGGAGTCAAGCTTATACCACCAAATGGATACGTGCGGGTTTGGATAGTCTCCTTTGAGGATGTTCAGCAACTCCATTTTGATTGTATCGCCACTTCCGTTACGGACAGTACCCTCGGAGCTAATAGCGACAATCAGCCAGTCATTGTTTTCGGCAGTACCTTGCTCTTTAGTAGCGCCCTGCTCAAGACACTCAATAGGATTCTCTCTAACATCGCCAGAAAGCCATTCATCAACTGTAGCAATCTTGACTCGAAGACCCTGAAGTGCATCGATTCGCATTGGGCGAACTTCAACCATGGAATTGGTAAGGAAATTCTGGATACCTTTCTTAGTGGAGGCTAACTTAACACGGTTTTCTTTTGCGCCGGTGGTATTTTGGAGCGATCCTTCGGTGAGGAATTTAAATAGAGGACCTCTTGCTCGCGCAATAGAGGTTCTTATAGGGCTCATAACTTCATCAGCCTGCTTCATTGTAGGAGCAGTACAGACTTGGTACGTTGTGCTTGTATCCACATTCAGGAAGTAGCTTTGAATCAGCGAAGCGTACATTGACTTGGCTCCACCTCTGGCTACTATCAGATACTGTTTGTTGATTAGGCGCTTTTTAATTCGTCTAGTAACATAGCGACCACCATGATTGTCCTTGGAAGGAATATACACGCTTCTTTCTACGAAATAATACCAGCCAAAGAGCTGCTCAGACCAAATCTTAAATGAATCGAGCAGATAAAGATCTTCGCCATTTGTAAGAGTGAGCTCGTTTTCGCAATATGCAATGAATCCATCAATAGCTTCGTCGTCATACCAGATACCTGGGTTAGCGATTAGTTCATCGATTCGGTTCATCTCCATAGAGACTTCTTTACATACTGGAATTTCGCCTCGAAGGACTTTATCTCTAAATTCACCATAGTATTTTGGAGTAGCGGTGTTAGATAACATTAATCATCATCGTCCTTTGGCGAAGGAAGTAGCCCGCTTATCGTAGAATTACTGTACCTAGAAACTACAGAGCTACCAGCAGAGGTATTCCTGGTCGTGGCCAGACTAGTAATAGGGGTATCAGAGTAATGGTAATACCCATCAGAGCCTCTATAAACATTATCCTGATTATAGACAACCTTTTCTTTAGTTGAGCTACTGCTCGAGCTTTCATTAGATTTTCTAGAGCTAGTGCCCTCACCTTCAACGGTACCTTCATAGATTTTATTCTTGGATTCAGTTTTAGTCTGCTGTTTCTCAGACTTGGACTCTTGCTTATTCCATTGTTTGTTCTGCTTATCCATAGACTTTGCAAGTTTATCTGCCTCT